TTCAAAGGATGGACTTCATTCTGGAACACCATTTATCTACACCCTGACCATCTTGGTGACGAGCCTTTGATCCGGCATGAGTTGAAGCATATTGAGCAGATTCAGAGAGACGGTAAGATTGTCTTCACTCTGAAGTATTTGTTCTGGACCGTGAAACACGGATATTACAACAACCCGTATGAGGTTGAAGCCAGAGAGGCAGAAGTATGAGTTTCGGGCTTACCGCCTTTTCCCAATCATCGTTTTCAGCATTAGGGATTATTACCCAACTTGCTGAAGCGAACCTGTCCGTTGAAGCGACAGTAACGGGAACGGCAGGGGCTGTTACTCCAGCAAGTGCGGTAGTTGTTTCATCGGGTTCTGTAGGTGATTCTACTGTAGACGCAGTTACAAGTGTCGTAGCTTCCGTCACGGGCACAGCAACTAGTTCATCTACGGCGATAGGTGTTGCCAATGCGACAACATCCGCAACTGGTGAAGCAACAAGTACCAGTACCGCACGTGCAATTGCAAACTTACAGGCAACAAGTCCTGCTGTAGATTCGACTGTTGTTATTGGGGGCGAGTTACAAGAGGACATTAATTCTGTAGCAATTTCTGGAACATCTACAGTAGGCAATGTAGATGCAAAAGGAGTTGCAAATCAAACAAATCTGAGTATAACTAACGAAGCTATTGTTACCGGGTTTGTCAGACAAATCTCCGTCACTTCTGCTGTAGTATCAGCCGATGCATCCGTTTCTGGATTTGCCATTCGCTTACCGTTCTTCAACCCAGAATTATACTCAAGATCAAGAGCTATTTATATTTTATCCGAAGAGTCTCGTGTTGTGGCAGTTGAGCCAGAAACAGAAAGAACAATCTCTATTGAATCAGACGAACATAGAACTTTAAAGGTGGCCGCATAACATGGCATTTAAATTCCCAGATAAAGATCCAGATGAGAAGTTGGACTACACGGTTGATTGGTCACGGTACCTTGAGGCAGACGGACTGACGATTGCTGATGTGACTTGGTACATTGAAAAAGCAGACGGTAGCAAAATTGTTTTTACTGAAGGTTATTCATTTCAGAATGACGGCTTAGTTTTAAACGCAAGTGAAACTGTCGGCCTTACAAATATTGTTATTACTGATCCAGACGTGTTAGCGTCTGCAACTACCGCAACTATTGTTTTATCTAAAGGCGAAGCCAATAAAATATACACGTTAGTGTGTGAAATAACAACAACAGAATCCGCAAAAACTACAGATACAATTACTACAAACCGTAGAGTAAAACTAAAAGTTAGGGAGCGTGTATAATGGCTTATAATTTTTTGTCGCTTACTAACGAAATTTGTTCAAGGCTAAACGAAACCCGTTTAACCTCTGCCAACTTTGCAGAGGCAAAAAACTTTTACAACACAGTTAAAGAAAGTGTTAACGCATCGTTACGGGATATTAACCATCAGCAGTACAACTACCCTTTCAATCATAATTCTACTGAGATTATTTTAGACATCGGTTCAGCTAGGTACCCAATTCCTCAGAACGCCAAGTTAGTAGATTTTGATACCATACGTATTCTACGGGATGATGCTTTAAGCGTTAGCAGCGCAGTGTTAACTCAGATTACTTACAATACTTACATTAAAAATCACTTAGACGCAGAATTGAATACTAGCGATGTGGGCGGTATACCCCGTTTTGTGGCCCGTACGCAAACTAATGACTTTGTTATAGCCCCCAAGCCTGACAGAGAATACACTCTAGAAATGGAATATTTTGTATTTCCTGCCGATCTAGCTTTGTACGATGACGTACCAACCGTACCAGAAATGTTTAAGCACATTATCATTGATGGTGCTATGTATCATTGCTACATGTTTAGAGATAACGCTCAATCGGCGGCTATGGCAAAGCAGAAGTTTGATGAGGGGTTGAAGGCCATGCGTAGTCTTGTCGCTAACGACTATGTTAACGTTACGGATACACGGGTATCCAATTTGTCTACATATCCTGTTGTAAGGGTTAACTGATGGCTGATGGTTGGCAGACATACCCTGTCGAATTCCGAGGAGGGTTAATCACTAACCTGTCTCCTTTACAGCAAGGAATTAACCTTCCTGGAAGTGCTAGACAATTACGTAACTTTGAGCCATCTGTAGAAGGTGGTTATCGGCGTATTAACGGATTCCAAAAGTACAGCACGACAGAAGTTACTGGTGGCACGGATGAGTTAATTCGTGGCATTTTGTACTTTGAAGATGAGGTGTACGCTGCACGTAATAACGCTGGTGTAGGTGAAGGGGAGCTTTATAAGTCTTCAGGTGCAGCTTGGACTAGGGTAAGCACAGATACAGATCGTTTTGGTGCAAACAACAACAAGATTCGTTTTGCTAAATATAACTTTGGTAATTCGCCTAGATTTATTGCTGTAGACGGTACTAACTATCCTTTTAAATACAATAGTACGGCTTCAACGTTTGAAGAAATGGATTTCTTACCTTCTGATTTTCAGGGGTGTTCACATGTCATAGTCTACAAGGATACGTTAATACTTGCAAATGAAAACGTACTTTTGTTTGGTGGATTCCGTGGAGACGACGAACAGGGCATGTCTGTTGCGCTAGGCGGCGGAAGTAAAGTCTTCTCTTCTCGCATTACTGGCATGGCTATATTTCGTGATGTACTATACGTCTTTACTGAAACAAGTATACACTCAGTAGCGGAAAGCGCAGAAGAAGTTACTCGTTTTAAATTTGAATCTGTATCTGCTGATCTAGGGTGTATTGAAGACGACACCATCCAAGAAATTGGCGGTGACGTGATGTTCTTGGGACCAGATGGTCTGCGTTTACTATCTGCGACAGACCGTATTGGCGATATTGGTTTAGGGTCAGTATCACGTAATATTCAGTCTGAGGCAACAGAACTTGTAGACAGGTATGCTAATTTCTGCAGTATTATGTTGCGTAAGAAATCACAGTATAGAATATTTGGGTACAGGGCCGCTGAAACAATATCAAACTCCCCAGGATTAATTGCAACTCAGTTTTCATCTCAAGGTGGTGAAGATATTGGATTTGCGGAAACTCGTGGCATAAAAGCATACACCGCATACAGTGAATACCAAGATGCAGTTGAATACGTATTTTTTGGGAATGAGACTGGGTATGTCTACCGGTTAGAGCAAGGTAACTCATTTGATGGTGAAGAGATACCTGCAACTTTCTTCACACCCTACTTACCCATAGAAGACCCTACGTTACGTAAAACTTTCTACGTAATCCACAACTTTATTGATCCCGATGGAAGTTTTAATGCTAGCGTTTCCCTAAACTATGATTTTGGTGACGCTGATGTTATACAACCAGATCCTATTTCTTTATCTAACACGGTAGATTTAGTTTCTGGGGGTCTTCCTGTGGGTATATACGGTGAAGCCGAATATGGTAGCGGAACGGTTGATGACGAAGATATTGTAGGAACCTATGTATACGGGGATGCGGTACGTGTTTCTTTACGAAAACAAGTAACAGGCTCTGGATTTGTTGTGTCTTTTGAGTATACCTCTCTGGGTAATACACAACCTTTTACAGTGGATTCTGTTGCAATTGAATTTGCTACAGAGAGCAGGAGATAAATAATGGCTGGATACACCAGACAAAGTGCTTCAGGTATCGTCGATGGGGGAGTCATCAGTGCTGACGATCTAAACAATGAATTCAATGCAATACAGACTGCCTTTGGTGTTTCTGGGCATACCCACAGCGGCGGAAGCGAAGGGCCAAAGATTACAGGTGCAGGTATTGCCAGCGGTGCTGTAGACACTTCCCAATTAGCCAGCGGTGCTGTAGACACTGCCCAATTAGCTGCGGATGCAGTTAATGGAACTAAGATTGCAGATGACAGTATAGATTCTGAACATTATGTCGATGGTTCTATTGATACCGTCCATTTAGCAGATGACGCAGTTACAGGGGCTAAAATTGATGAAACAACTACAGTAACTGCCGCTTCTTTTGTTGGCCCCCTCACAGGTAACGTAACAGGAAACCTTACAGGTAATGTGACCGGAGATGTGTCAGCTTCCTTAGTTGATTCAGATTCTTACACAGAAAATACAGTAGCTTTATCGGGCACTACTCCAGCGGTAGATATGACTGCTGGTTCTGTATTTACGTTGAGCCTTACCGGAGCTAGCACATTTACTTTTAGTAATCCTCCTGCAACGGGTACTGCTCAAGGATTTACTGTTGTTATTACACAGAATGCTTCTAGTACATACGCAGTAACGTGGCCTAGCTCAGTGTATTGGGTTAATGGTTCCCCGCCAGCGATGACTGCAATTACAGGTGCAGTTGATGTGTACACATTCTTTACTCATGACGGCGGGACTACATATTACGGATTTGCCGCTGGACAGAACATGTCATGACAATATCCCGTTTGATGCAAATGGCGGCGGCCAATACAGATACTACTGGCTACGACTTAACGCAGGCGGCTACTGACGTACCTTTTTTCAGTGTCCAATCGTACATTGATATTTCAGAAGAATACTCTGGCAGTGGTACGGAAGAAGATCATCATATGCGGGCTTTCCGTTGGTATGATAGCGGGCGAGAATTATTTGCATTAATGGAAGACGGGTATATCCATCGGTTTAGGTTATCGACTGGGTATGATTTTACTACAATGTACTCTCATATTTACAGGGACATCAAGACGCTAGCATTTGATAACGCAATGCTATCCAGCAGTAGTGACTACCCTGTAGACTTTAGATTCATAAACTCTGACGAAGTTAACAATACTTTAATTGTATTATTTAATTCTGGGGCTTCTGATAATCGTTTAGTTGAATATTATTTTACTAACTCATATGATATAACAGATAGCACTCCTGTTGTAGGCCGATATTTAGACTCGACATACACTACAAATGCCTCTTGTTTTGACACACGTGTAACTAACACTAACCCAGACGGCAGTAGAGAGCATGAAATTTTTATTCGTGAAGAGTCTGCTAATAAAATTTATACTCTTTCTTTTGACACATATTCCTACGGTGGGATTGACCTTACTTCGTTTGCATTAGTGAATTCTTCTTCTACATACTCAGGTTCCGGTGCCGCTAATTTCCAATGGTACAGTATGGATGTGTACAGTGATCGTATCAATTTTATTGAGTACGATTATTCTACATCCTACAGCACATATTTTACATTTCTTAAAACTGGCACCCTTAGCTCAAGTTACGATGTGACTACCCTTGCAATCAGTTCCACTGATTATGATTTCCAACCGCCTATTTTTGGTTGGCAGTATTACCCAGATAGTTATTACTGGGGCGATGTCTTTTATGATAAATACAAAAATAAATACTTAACTTGTATAGATGGTTACTATGTAGGCTCGTTAGACATTCAATTAATTTTTAAGTTTACTGGGTCTTCTTTCGACGTAAGCACGTGGTCTTTTACAAGAGCAGAAGACAACTACACAATCATGGAGGGTTTAGGGACAGCACTTATCCATTACTCTGTAGGCGACATACATGTTACAGACAATGCAGATTATCTGTATTTTCTAGACTGTCCTGCACCAGCCACTAGATATATACATAAAGTTAATTTAGGTGTATCAGATTCTTTAAGTAGCATTACCGCTTCTAGTGGGACTATATCTGCTGTGCAATCTCAAAATCTAAGTTTCTTTGGTACTTTTGGGTCTACCGAAATTATTGGTGGTATTTCATTAAGCCCAGATCAAACAAAAATAGCGTTAGTAGAAGGTTACGAGATTGATTCCACAGTTAAGTACGCTACTTATCAATTAGCTAGTGCCGGTAATTTAAGTATTTCTCCGACATTAATTAGTACATATAATATATCTGACATTACGAGTTTAAGTGCTTATCGTGCTACTTCCTGTGTTATGTCTAGAGATGGTTTGCAATTCTTTATTTTATATATTGATAAAACATCTTCTTCCTACGGCAATCAAATTCAATATCCTAAAATACGCCAGCTAACTTTAACAACGCCTTGGGACTTGAGTACTGCTACACAAACAGATATTGAAACATTAAGCGTAGATTTCACAAATAGTGGTAGCAACGCCATGTATTTTAGGGCAGAGGGTATGGCGTTTAATCCAACAGGAACACGTTTATTTGTTTCTGGCATTATGGATAATCAATACATAATCGTAGAGTACCAATTGAAAAATACTCTTGGTGTTGATACTCCTTGGAATATGACTAATATGCAAGACTACTCTACCGTGCACGATTTTACTGATTATCAGAATGGGCATATATCTAGTATTGGATTTAATTTAAATGGCACCCGTCTATTCACAGGATCTCCGTTTTCTTCAACTTTGACTAAATACGATATAGGTTCATAACTAATGGATATGATGCTCTGGAACATTGTTCTATCCGCCTTTATAGGACTCATTGGTTGGTTTGGCGTTCAGATGCACACAGAATTGCATCGCTTGTCTGTACTCTTGAACAAAACCCGTGAAGAGATTGTACAGTGTCAACTGAGCATCGCAGAAAAGTACGCACGTAAAGATGAAGTCAGGGAAGACATGCAACGGGTGATGGACCGTTTAGATGCCTTAGACGCAAAGATAGATCGCTTAATAGAAACACGATAAAGAGGGAGAGTTGCCGTGATCTTTGAGGCAATTGCGGCAATCAAGATAGCCAACGAAGCTATCGGTGCCATTAAGGAGTTCGCTGGACATGTACAAAGTGTCGGTGAAATGGGGCCACAACTAACTAAGCTAGCTGACGCTAAAGAAGAAATAGAAAAGAAAGCGAAAGATGGTGATATGGAATGCTTCTTTGAGCTTGAAAACATACGAGCCAGAGAAGCTGAAATCAAACAAATGTTTATCTACAATGGCCGTGCTGGTCTTTGGGATGATTACTGTAAATTTATAGCCAACCGGACACAACTAAGAGAAAATGAACGAAAGCGAATTGCCGATAAGAAAGCCCGTAGACGTAAGCAAATTAAAGACTGGAGTATTGGTATCGCTGTTACCGTGGCCGCCCTTTCTGCTGTTGGCATATGCGGTTACTTCCTATATTGGCTTATAAGTGTAAAAGGGAAATAGTATGTGGCTTTTCTTCGCAATCTTAATACAAGCCGATGGATACGCCGTATATCCTCAAGGGCCATTCATGACAATGAACGATTGCTTTGAAGCCCGTGACTACTTTTTAGCTACTGCACCACAACCTAAGATCAACTACGAAGCTGTATGTATACAGACAGACATTAAAGGGAACCAATCGTGACAGACCAAGAAAAGATGTATGACCTCAACGGTGATGGGGTGATTGATGCTGAAGAACGCAAGATCATGTTGGAAGACATGCGCCGCAAGATGGAAGACTCAGATGCACAGCGTGACTCCATTCGTAAGATGGCTTGGTTTGCTCTGTTTGGTCTTCTACTGTATCCATTTGGTATCTTTCTTGCTAATGCCTTTGGTATGGATACAGCCGCTTCCTTGATCGCTGACATAGCCCCTACATACTTCGCATCCATTGCAGTCCTTGTGTCTGCGTTCTTCGGTGCCTCAGCTATTGCAGGTAAGAAAGATGCTTAACTTATTATTAGGTCCAGCACTTGAGCTAGGCAAAGAGTTTATCAAAGGGAAGGCTGACGAGAAGAAAGCTATCCAAGAGCGTAAGATCAGTGCTATCCAGAATGATGCTAACTGGGAAGAGAAGATGGCATCGGCTACTGAGAAAAGCTGGAAGGATGAATGGTTCTCCATACTGTTAAGTTTGCCATTGCTAGGTGTAGCATACAGTGTTATAATCGACGATCCCGGCATTATAGCCAGAGTCAACGAAGGCTTTGCCGCACTCAATCAACTCCCCGAATGGTATCAATACCTCCTCTTTATTGCAGTCTCTGCTTCATTTGGATTGAAGTCAGCAGACAAAATCATGAACATGAAAAAAGGTAAGTAACAATGAGCTTTGAAACTGTTGTACATATGGTTCTGGAACATGAAGGTGGATACGTTAACCATCCATCTGATCCCGGTGGGGAGACTAAGTATGGCATTTCTAAACGTGCTTACCCTGATGTAGACATTGCTGAGTTAACGAAAGATGATGCGGCTGATCTTTACAAACGTGACTACTGGGATCGTATCAAAGGTGATGATCTTCCTGTTGGTGTTGCTTGTGTTGTCATGGACTATGCTGTCAATTCAGGAATCTCACGTGCATCAAAAGCTCTCCAATCCGTCTGTGGAATCGCAAACGGTGATGGGATCATTGGACC